CCATTACCAATACAAGCAGATCAGGAAAAGCAATTAAACCCGGCACTTACAGCGAGGGCGCAAAACATGATTAAGCTTACACAAGCTACATTTGACGCTAAAAATGCACAAGAAGCATATAATATGCAATTGCAAGAAGCTAATGTGTACGCTTCTTTATTATTTCCGGCTATTGATAATATATTTAATGCCCTTGCAAGCGGCGGGGATGTATTTCAGGCGTTGGGAGATGGCTTAAAAAGATTAGCCATTGACCTTGCAGCAGCAGCAGCAAAAGCAGCAATATTAGCTGGTATAATGAGTTTATTGCCTGGAGGAGCAGCGGTAGGAGCAGCGGCTGGTAAAGGTGGATTTGGAAACATCTTCAAAGGCTTACTCGGCTTTGCGAACGGCGGTATAGTATCTAAGCCTACTATTGGAGTAGTGGGGGAGCGTAATGAAAGCGAGGCTATTATGCCATTGAGCCGCCTTAGTGGAATGCTTAACATGGCTGCCAACATAGGGGCATCGAACATGGGCGGAAGTGGGGAGTTTGTTATTAGAGGGAACGATTTAGTATTAGCAACCAACAGGGCTAATTCATCATTAAATTTAAGGAGGGGATAATATGGCATATGGGGTAAAGTATAGGGTTAAGGTTGCAACGCAATCAAATACAATAATGAAGTTAGATTTATTGGAAGATGGGTATTCTGGCAGCGTAATAGAATATCCGGCTACAACATTTAATCTTCAATATATACCGGCAAGCGATGATCCATTTGAACCTATTATTGCATCACAGTTAAGTATTGGTATAGATGTAACCGATAACATGGCTAATTTACCAGACTTCGTTACGCTTAACGACCGAAAATATCTATGTAAGTTATACGAAGATACTAATATTGTTTGGGTGGGATGGGCATTAACAGAAAATATACAAATGCCATTTACAACGGGATTAAAGGAAATACAATTTAACGCAATATGTGGATTAGGAATGTTAGCCTACATAACGTATAATACAACGGCTACCAATACAATATTTAAGCACGCTCTTTTAGAAATAATACTAAACTGCCTTAATTCGGTAAATTTTGACACTAACCTGAATTTATTTACGGCGTGTTCTATGTATTCAACAACGCATACGGACAGATTAGATGCACCGGAAAATGAGCCATTTGCCCAAACATATATTAGTCTTAATTCATTACAAGTAAGCGGTAAATTTAAGGATTGTTTAACAATATTAAAAGAAATACTAATTTCATTCGGCTGCAGATTAATACAATCAAATGGCGAATGGAATATACTCCAAGTTAACCAACAAGCTAATACAACCAATTACTTCACTAAATTTAATAATGCCGGAACTGTAATAGGTTCAGGAACTTACACGAACAGGAAAAACATACCTGCCAACGGTCATTTCATTGGTAATTCCCAACTAAAAATATTAAATAAGGGATACAACAACATTGTAAGTAATAACAAGTTAGACTATAACGATAACTTACTTTATAATGGGGATTTTTTGGTAAAAGTGCCAATAGTTCCGCACGATCCCCGATATGAAATACCGGAGGGATGGACTACGCAATTCACAACCAACGGTATTAACTGGGCGGCAATGACCAATATTTACACAGGTCAATACGATACAGTTGCATTGGTAGGAGGACCAGGAACTGCATCCCTTAAATATAATTCATCGGTATTTGTTAATGAATATGAGGAAATTGTTTTATCCCTAATGCCTTATTCATCCGACCCAATAGCAATAGACGGCGTTAACTTTAAGGTCAAGATTTATATCAATACAGTATCTGGCATTTATTCCTATAATAACGTAGGTACGGAGGAATGGATAGGCCCCGTATTAATACCAAGCCCAACATCTTACTACAATGTAGACAATACCCCAGCGAATAAGCAATGGAATTTAAACCTAAAGCCGGCACCTGCAAGAGGTATGATTACGATTGAATTTTTATTAATTGCCGGTTCTGCTGATGTAATAGGCTTGTCTAAAATTAACTTAAAGGTTAATAATCAGATTGAAGCGATTAATATATCTTCTAAGATAACGGCAGCAACGGCATACAATAAAGAAGTTCAACTGTTTTATGGGCTATCCCCAAAAGTAAATGGAAGATATGGCTTTAATGGTTTTATATCTGATGCGTTAGGAGATCCGTTAAATGATTGGTACATGATGGAGCGGCCAACGGATAAATACTTTTCACTGGCGGAATTAACGATTAAGAATTATGCCAACCTATTTTTCAAGAACATTGTCAATGTAGACGCTACTATTGAGATACCTAATTTAGTAGGGAATAGTACTTTTGAATTTGAAGACAGCGACCCGGCGCAAATTTCGGCCGACAATAAAGTTTACTTAATTGGCAATAGCACCTACCAACATAATATACAAGAGTTGCAAGGTTTATGTGTGGAAGTGAGCAATACCAACCAGACAGCAACGGTAACGCAAGAAGATGTATATCCTGAACTTACCATCCCCCCATTTTATGCGAGGAAGATTTACAACGCTCCGGTAAATACAGATGTAGAAGCGTGTACAATTGGAAGTTTTTTTAACAAAACTTTGTACGCAAAGTACATATCGTTATACGTTGGGGAATATTTATACGATGATACAAGGTTCTTAATTCCGTTTGATGGGCAGCAAAAGTTTTGGGCGGTGCAATTTGAAGAGCGGTTTACAAAAAAGGCAATTAAAATAGATACGGATGGCAGAATTATGATAATAACTAACTGTTAATTAGTTTAAATTTGTACCATGATTATTAAAGGTTCGGAAGTAATATTATACAAAAATGATCTTGAATTTGGATGCAGCAAAGACTGTAGCTTAAGCCTACAAGTTGACTTGAAAGAAATTACAAGCCAAACAAGCGCATTTTGGAGGGAATATAAATCAAACATTAAAACATGGTCAATGCAGATAAGTGGGTTGACCGGAACAAATGGGTACACATTTGCGGCTATTTCGCAAGACTGGATGAACGGCGTTACATTATCTGTATCAATGGTATTTAATGCCGGAGGGACACAGTACATAACCTTTGCCGGGAACGTAAAAATTGTAAACGTAGAACTTACAGGCAATTACAGAGCGGCCGGCACTTATTCGGTACAATTGCAAGGAACGGGCGCAATTACCATTACTAACACCATTACACCACCAATAACATCAGCAAACGTGAAAACAGCCGTATATACAGCAACCGGGGGCGAAACATCAATCAGTATGGGATCATCCGTAAACATTACAGAATTACTATTTGTTGCAAGAGGGGCGTCGGTTAATGCTGGGCCATTTATTACAAGTGGAAGCCCATTAGGCAGCAATGTGAAATACACAACGGGCGTTAACCCTACCATACAGTTCGCACCGGATGCACCGTTATTTGAGGGGGAGTTTATACGAGTATTGTACAATTAAAATGAATATAAATGAAGAGAATTATTTTAATCTTGCTGTTATTCAGCAACTATTTAACCGCCCAACAATGGCAGCCAACGAGCATAAGGCAGCGGTTTGTTAATGGTATTGGCATTCCTGTAAGGGATACATTGCCGGGGGCATTATCCGACAGTTCACAGTTGGTACTTAGACCACAGGATAGCATCGTGTATTACAAGTATAAAGGCTATTGGAGGGCGTTAGGTGGTGGTGCGGCTGCATTTACCAGCGTATTACGGCACGAAGTTAAAGCCGGAGAAGCGTTAACCAAAGGGCAAGCGGTATATGTTACAAGTGCCGACGGAACTAATATAATAGTGAGTAAGGCATCGAACGCAACGGAAGCCACTTCAAGTAAAACAATGGGTTTAATAGCATCTACATTGGCTACCAACGGCAAAGGCTATGTAATTACAGAGGGATTATTGGCCGGCTTGAATACAAGTACCGCTACTGCAGGGGATGCAGTATGGTTAGGTACGGGAGGTAATTTAATTTATGGATTGACAAATAAACCAACCGCACCGGCTCATTTAGTATTTATAGGAATAGTAACGAGATCAAACAGTAGCAATGGGGAAATATTTGTTAAGCCCCAAAACGGATTTGAGTTAAACGAAATACATGATGTTGCAATAAATAACCCACGTAATCAGTCGATACTATTATATGATTCAGTTGCTAAGTTATGGAGGGATACATTAGCGAGTGTGATTACAGCGAATAAGGTAAACTATACTGATACAGCGGCAATGCTTACACCGTATTTGCGGTCAAACATTGCAGCGGCTACATACGAGCCTAAGATTACCGCCGGTACAACAGCGCAATATTGGAGGGGCGATAAAAGCTGGCAGACATTGCCGGTATATACATTGGCAGGGTTAGGAGGTCAACCACAACTTAACGGAACTGGCTTTGTGAAAGCATCGGGAACTACAATTAGTTATGATAATAGCAGTTATTACTTAGCATCCAACCCCAACGGCTACACTTCCAATACAGGAACGGTAACAAGCATAGCAACAACAGCACCACTTACAGGGGGTACTATTACCACATCGGGAACGTTGGGGATTACACAGGCGACTACATCTACAAGTGGATTCCTTAGTTCAACGGATTGGAATACTTTTAATGGCAAACAAAATGCCATCACCAACCCAACCACAGGGACAGGTACTACCAACTATGTAACTAAGTGGACAGGAGCAAGTACGTTGGGGAATAGTACCATATTTGATAATGGAACGAACGTGGGGATAAGTACTTCAACGCCCGGAACTTCCCCAAATAACACGTTGTTAGGGTTTGCGAATGGTAGTAACATTCAAGCAAGAGCAGCTTTACCACAATTTGTATTATCCTCAAATATAGACGGTGATTGGTATGCACCAACATATAAAACTTCAAATTTTGCAACACAAATTTATTTAGATGCTAATCAGGGAACAATTGGATTAAGAAATGCACCAAGTGGAACGGCAGGTAACGCTATTACATGGAATACACCCGCTGTTTATATCACCTCCGCAGGTAACGTAGGTATAGGAACTACTTCGCCAACTCAACCATTAACTGTTAGTAAAGGTGCAGCAAGTGGATATATTCATTTCATTGGTCAAAATTCAAACTCTTACTTTGGACAAGA